CGGTCTGGGTGGAAGATCCTAGTTCTAGGATGGTATAAAAAACCCAATGGGAGATATGACTACAAAGAGTTTGAATTTTAGGTATAATGGAATCGCAGACTCGAACCCTGTTTTGTAAAGTACCAGCCTAAACCCTTTAGGGTAGCTTTGAGCGTTTAATAAAGGCTGGCTGGTCTTTTATTAAGCGGTTCGACTTAGAGCTACCTTAAGGGGTTTTTCTATATCTGCCGTACTTCTCACGATAGTAAGAGCCTGAATGGGCTGCGAGAAAGAATACACAGGCGGATTCCTCACCCGATTGCCAGCCTACTAGCCTTAAATGGGGACTAGATAAGACGGAAAGGACAAAGGTGATACAACCTTTCCATCGAGCGAACATTATCTTAGGAAGGACTAGGTGTTGGTATTTCTAAAACATTGGGTCAGTTGATAGTTGCCTATCACCCTTGGTCAACCTATGTATATATTTTGTATATATTGATTGTCTATACATATCAATAGCTATATGTATAAAAAACTCCAAAAAGTGTACACATAAAAAATTGTGTAATTTATTACACAAAAATAAAACACTTGCATCCATGTAGATTTGTAGATTAAGATCTAAGTTATGAGAGAAATTAGAAAATCTATGACTGGTCTATGTGCCGATGCCAGCAGTTGTTTTCCTACATGGCAAAAGAAATCCCTTAAGCTCGATTGGCTAAAGAATAGAGTCCTCTACAGGGGAACTACTAACCTTGGCGAGATCATCTGTACGCCTGTGTTCTTTGGGACAGACCAGCATAAAACAGGGATGATAATGGATGCTATTACAGGCACTTGTTATAAAGGCAACAGATGTTGTACATCCGATAAGTTAGAGCTGCTTTCCTACAAACCAGAGCAAGGCTTAGATAAAGAGCTTTTAGCCATGCGTAGTAATAAAACATTGGGGGTTTAAATGCTAGAGCCGATACCTTTTGCTGGATTTGTAGAGATAGATGAATCTTTTGATAGAACTGCAAGCCACATGGCTGGTGAGTATGTTTCCAATAATGAACCAGTAGCGTGGATAGGTGAAACCTTAATGGGTAGGCAGTATATAAACGGACAAAAAGACAAATTGCCTGTTGGCACAGCACTCTATACCCATCCAGTAAAAGAACTAACAGATGAGGAAATAGAAAAAGTGTTTGTGTTGAATTGCAATCTTATAAATGAAACTTTTGCATATAGGGATTTTGCTAGAGCAATACTAAGAAAGGCACAAGAGAAATGAAGTTTATAGAATTATTTGCTGGAATTGGAGGATTTAGGATTGGCTTAGAAAAAGCTGGTCACGAATGTGTATGGTCAAACGAAATAGTAGAAAAGGCTAGAAGTATTTATGAGTACAACTTTAAAGACAAACCAGACCCAAGAGATATTAGAACAGTTCAACCTGACGAAATCCCCGATTGCGACCTTCTCGTTGGAGGATTTCCATGTGCAACTTTTTCGGTTGCTGGAAGAAGAACAGGGTTCGGAACAGAAGATACACGAGGTACACTCTTTTTTGAAATCTGTAGACTCCTCTCTAGTAAAAGAATCCCATATTTATTCCTTGAAAATGTTAAGGGACTCCTCAATCACGATAAAGGAAGAACTTTTGGAGTCATCATTGCCAGTTTGGATGAACTTGGGTATGACATCCAATGGGAGTGTGTTAACAGCAAAAATTTCGGAGTCCCACAGAATAGGGAGCGAGTGTTTATTGTCGGAAATCTTAGAGGACACCCCAGACCAAAAGTATTTCCTATCGGAAGGTGCTTTGCAGAGAATGACTCAAAGGAGCATGAAACACAAGGAGAAGGGAAACGGATTCATTCAGTCTATTTACCAACGCTTGACGCACACTATTACAAAGGTGGGGGAACAAGAGCCGTTATTGATGAAGGAAGCGAATCAAAATCAAATGGATATGTTCGAGCAACACAATGGAGAAGAACACACTTCAGAGATATAAAGGGTAATTACACTCCAACTTTAACGGCAAACATGGGAACTGGCGGGAATAATGTTCCTTACATTAATTCTCAAGTTAGGGCTGTGTTAACCCCAGATAGAGAAGAAAAAAGACAAAATGGGCGAAGAATAAAAAATCATAATGAGCCATCTTTTACAGTAACAGCGCAAGATAGACATGGAGTAATTGTTGGCTCTACATTAAGAAAGCTCACACCACTTGAGTGTGAGAGGTTGCAATCTTTGCCTGACAACTGGACTAAATGGTATGCAGACGGAAAATTGGTTGGTGATGCTCAAAGATATGAAAGGTGTGGTAGGTCTGTAACTGTTAATGTAATTTATGAAATTGCTAAAAGGTTTCCATTATGAAAGATTGGACATTTGAGGGTTTTGCAAATGAGTTTGATTCTCATGTTAGAGAGCAATTGCCTTGGTATGAATTAGTTACTGAATCTGTATCTTATATAGTACGCAATTATTTGCCCAGAAATGGCTTTATATATGACATTGGTTGTTCTACAGGAAATATGACAAAATCATTGTTACCATTGTTAGAAGAAAGAGATGCACATCTTCTCGCAATTGATAATGATAGTTCTATGATAAAAGCATATCAACATAACATTATTAATTCAAGGGTTGAGGTATTTGAAGCAAAAGCAGAAAACTTTGAATATAAAAAATTTGATGTTGCTGTTGTATTTTTAACTGCTATGTTTTTGCCAGTAGAAAGTCAAAATAAGTTTATAGATAATTTATATAAAAATTTAACTAAAGGTGGCACAATAATTATTGTAGATAAAGTTTGTGATGAAGAAGGGTATTTTTCTACTGTTATGAAAAGACTAACTATGTTTTGGAAATTAAAAAATGGAGCAAATTCTGAAGATATTTTAAAAAAAGAATTAAGTCTTTCTGGAGTTCAAAGACCAATAGAATTTTCTTTATTAAATTCTTTTAATGCGAAACAATTTTTTCAATTAGGTGAATTTAAAGGATATGTAATAGAAAAATGAGTTTTACAATTTATACGCATGATGGCATGAAAGTAATCCAATGGTTTAAAAATATAGATGAGCTGTGTAAAGCTATGCTTAACAACCCTAAAGACTTTTATCATAGGAATATATGAAAAATTTTAAGGAGATTTTGCTAAATGAAGTTGCTGAAAGAAAACGCCTGGAACAGACTGAAGGTCGCAAAGTGGATCGGGACAATCCTGTGTTTGATCGGGATATTTCTCACCTCATTAAATTTCTACCCAATCAACCTTCATTTTGGTTTAATAGGTAGTGCGATCTGGGCGTTAGTTGGTATATACCAAGAAGATATACCATTATTCGTTGTAGAATTTGTAGCAGTCTTATTTTATGTAGTTGGTGTCTATTACTCGTGAAGGAGCAATAATGTCAGATTTATTTGAAACATTCTGGGCTTTATACCCAAGGAAAGTTAGTAAGCGTATGGCGCATCGTAGCTTTTACAAGCTAACGCCAGTAGAGCGAGAACAAGCGGTAGAGGCTCTGCCAAACCATATTGCATATTGGAAGTCAAAGAATACGGAGCTGGAGTACATATGCCATGCAACCACTTGGTTAAACCAGTACAGGTTTGAAGATGAAATCGTAATAGAAGAACCTAAAGTAAATAAAAGACCTGAGTTGCCTTGGTATAGCTCAGAAGAACTCACAATGAAAAAAGCTCAAGAGATAGGAGTCCAGGCTTATGCTGGAGAAGGATGGCAGCAATGGAGAGCAAGGATTAGCCAGCGACTTAAACAACTTGAAGAACAAACATAATGAGGAATGGCGTAACGAATGTGAGGCAAGAGAGCTACTAACATGGCCTATAGCAACCAGACGAAAACAACTAGCATTAGTATTAGAAAAGCGTGGATGGGAAGCCACACTTAAACTAAAAGACGAAATGGAAAGACAATGGAAACTAACCCGAACAAAGCAGCAGAATTTATCTTTGAAAACGCAAGCAAGTACGCAAAAGCCTACTCAAGGAGAATTGCTTTAGAGCATTACATTAAGGCTGAAAAAAGTATCCAGATGATTGCATCTAATCAACCAAGTATTTCTGGAAAAGAAATGGAAGCACAAGCAAGTAATGGATTTAGTGCAAAAGTAGCAGAACTAGAGGCTGCTGCATACGAAGAAAAGTTATACTATAACCAAATAAAAGCAAAAGAATTAGAAATTGAAATATATCGTACAGAAAGCGCAAACAATCGCACTATAGATCGTGCTATTAAATAATGGCAACAAAAAATGAAAAGAACGCACTCAATAAGATTGCAGAACTCGGATGTATTCTATGCTCCGAAGTCCTTGGGATTGAAAGCAGATCGGCAGCAGAACTCCATCATGTGCGGAGATTTGGAGCTGTTAGGGCTACATCCCCGATCTTGCCTTTATGCCCAGAGCATCATAGGGGAAACTCTGGCCTTCACGGAATGGGTGTCAAGCGTTTTGAAAGAGAATACAAAATATCCTGTGAGGAGTTGCTGGAGCGAGTCAGTCAGAAACTTGGAAAGGATGATAAGTGAACGAAACAAATAAAATTGTTAATGAGCTAGTAGACCTATATACAGGCAAGGTAGTAACTCAGCATGAAAACGAAGTATTGTTTAGGGTCGTTAAACTAATCAGAGATCTAGAGGATCAGTCTAAGATGTATAAGTCGCTATTGGCAAATCAACCTAGCGAAGGCAGCCACTAAAGCTCTAGGCTATCCCAGCCAAACTCCCTAGCGCAAGCCTTGGTACGAGATTTGAACGCTTTTCCATGTTTATCCCATGCGCCTGTTTTCCAGAAAGAAAGATGCACCAGTTCATGCACAAGGCTTCTTTGGATTGTTCCCAAATGTTCATTTTTTAATCTGCTAATTGTGATGATGTGCGGTTTTTCCAAATCCTCTTGATAGCGGTAGGTTGCCATCGCATCCTTTTCCCTAGTAACCTTGAACTGGATCAATTCTGGTGGAGGCAAGTCCCAATTTCTTAGCGGATGAAGGCAAGAAAAAGACAAGTACATTTGCTCTAAAATAAATGGCGTTATCAGCATAATTAAACCTTGTTGATACATCCTCTAAATTCAAACTCCCCATTCTGTTCATCGCTAACCATAATTAACTCTGGCATTAGCATACGACCTTGATCGAATGAAAGCATTACAAAACCACTACGCCAATCTTTAGGGCTATCCTCGCAGTATTCAAAAGTAGCACTTAATGGATTAGCCAAACATCCAGTTTGAACGCCCCACCAAGTCCCTTGGTAGTTGCTTATAGGAGAGGCACAGAGAACATGAGTATGCCCCGTAATTATGTTCGTGTTTCCACTCGCTTGCAAATTGGAATATCCCGCAGTACGACCACCCTTATATCGGTGTTTTACTACTGTATCTTCTCCAATCCAAAACGACCAACAAGTTTCCCAATTCGGAAAATGATACTTAAGACTAAAGCCATCTACACCAGAATACTCAGGCACTTTATTAACTAGCCAAGCCTCGTAGCGCATATCGTGATTACCAAGAGTCCATACTAAGCGACACCCAGCAGGGCGTACTTTTTCTATTTCGTCTAAGTGAGAACGGCAAGCGTTAAGCTCCTCTAAGACTGTAGGCTTTTGATCGTAGTTGATAGAGGGAAAACGACTAAGAACTTGCCCATCAAACGCATCCCCATTGCAGATAATGACCTGAGGCTTAAACTCTTTAATCATTAACAGCAATGCTTTAAATGCGGTAGTAGTGGTATCAGTAAAGTGAGCATCTGAAAATACAATTACTCGCTTAACTTTATCTACATCTATTCCTCTGCGTACATTGTGCGGAGTTTGCTCTATCTTTTTTGGTGGATCTCTTAAGGAATTATGAGTAGGCAACTTAATGTCATACCGAACTTCTAATGCAGCTCGTCTATTTAATGCGCTCCGAGGGTTAATACCTAGTTCTTTGCCAACTAAAGTAGGAGAGCCAAGTCTTTGCCAACACTCTATAAACTTATTATCTGCTGAATTAGATCGTTTCATATCTACCTTTGCCATAAGATATTGAATATAATACAATAAATTAATTAAAATTAAATGACAAAGATGGAACTACGGCTTAAGAACTGGGCTTGGTATGTTACTTGGGGTGTTATTGGCCCACAGGTGGAAACTACTTGTCGCAGTTTTGAAAAGAACTATGTCCCAGAGCTGGGTAATTTATACGCAGACCCAGAGCCACACTACGAGCCAGACCATGCAGACGGAGATCTCATAGAGCAGGCAATTAAGGGTTTGCCCTTGCAATTAAGACAAGTGCTTAAAATGAGATATGTCAGCCATCCTTATGCCTCATTAAACCAGTTAGCGCATAATGCTAGAACAACGCCTCATAAATTAGAAACAGATTTATACAATGCAAAAAAACGACTCCAGCAAGAACTGGATAAGAAGTCCAAGTCAAATTACCATCAGAATTTGTACAAGTTGCAAGATCAGAAAAACGACTAAAGATGGAGTTCTACAATCTTATAACGAGGGAATGAATGAACGATTCGTATGCCAATCTTGCCATAGTAATAGCAACAAAACACGCTAAATGCTTGCCTGTGCTGTTTGCATCAATAGATGAGTATGTGCCAAAGGAAGTAACAGTTATCGTTGCTGGGAGCAATCTAGAGTGTTCTAGGCACAATACAATCAATCTGCCAAACAACGGCAATACTTACGGGGAATCCTACAACGATGTAGTGCGCTATGCGTTTGAGATGTTTCCAGAGATTATTGTGGCAAACGATGACATAGTGTTAACTCCCAGTAGCTTTAATTTGTTAATAGAAGATAAAGTGTTGCTTCAAAACCACAAATTAGGCTGGTTATGCAGTAGAGCAGACTATGTGCGTGGGGTACAGAATATTAGGAATGGAGAAGTACGCAATGGAATCAAGTTTGTAGAGGAAGATCAGATATTCCAAAGCGATGTACTTTCCCCTTTATTTGGGATTATCTCTAGAGAGGCTTGGATAGATTACAAGCCTATTAATTGGTATTCAGACGATATTCAATGTTTAGAGATCCGAGCTGATGGGTATAACAATTATGTTAGTCGGTCTTATGTACACCATGTCGGCAGCCAAACTGTAGGAATGGATCACCAAAAGAATGATGACGAGGCTAGGGCGTGGATTAGAAATTCAATGCCAGACTTGTACAAGTTGTGGTTTGATTAAAAAAGCGTTAAAATTGTCTTGGGCAAGTTCGCCTTAAATTTCCTCAGATACCATGAAACCACAAAAAACAACGATTATGATCGGCTTGCTTGGTGATAAGCCTAAGATGGGCGAAAAAGAAGAAGGTGGTTTATTGGCAGAGGACAAAAGCTCATGCCCATTAGCTACTCAAGATGCCGACATTAACAAGGGCAACATGAAAAAAGCCATTCTGACAGCCAATTATGGCGAGAAGGGCGATGGCGAAGGCAAGTGCAAAGCCTGTGAATACTTCTGCACACCAAAAGATATGCCTGATTGTGGACTAGAAAAGACAATGGGCTACTGCGAAATCTACGACTTTATGTGCAACCAAAACAACGGATGCGATGCCTGGGAAGCTATGGGCAAAGAAGAAGAAGAAATGGAATCTGAGTACGAGGATTAATGGCTCATCCCCAGCAGTTTCAGTTTGTAGAGTCAGTCAGGGTGGAATATCCCGATAAATTCTACAACGCAAAAGTATTAGAGATTGGTAGTTTAAATATTAATGGATCAGTCAGAACGCTATTTGCTGATTGTGATTATCTCGGTGTAGATGTAGGGGAAGGCAAGGATGTAGATTTAGTATGCCAAGGGCAAAACCTAGACCACCCAGACAATACATACGATACAAGCATTAGCTGTGAGTGTTTTGAGCATAATCCTTACTGGGCAGAAACCTTTAAGAATATGCACAGAATGACTAAGGTAGGTGGATTAGTTATATTCTCCTGCGCTACTACTGGCAGACCCGAGCATGGCACTAAGAGCAGCAGTCCCCAAGATGCACCACTAATCGAGTGGGATTACTACAAAAACCTTACAGAAGAAGATTTTGATGTAAAGGGTATGTTTACAAAGTATCAATTTTCTACCAACTCAGGATCTTGCGATCTCTACTTTTACGGAATTAAACAATGAAAACTGGACTCTACAGCAATATTTTAGCCAAGAGAAAGCGTATCGCTGCGGGATCAGGCGAGAAGATGAACAAGGTAGGTAGCAAAGCTGCCCCATCTGCTAAAGACTTCAAGCAAGCTGCTAAGACTGCTAAACCTATGAAGGCCAAGAAAAAATGAAGATGAGCAAAAAGCAAGCCAAGATCGGCAAGGTAATGGGAGAGTTCAAAGAAGGTACTTTACATTCTGGCAAGGGTGGCAAGGTAGTTAAGAATCCTCGCCAGGCGATTGCAATTGCAATAAGCTCTGCTACCAAAAAAGCTAGGTTCAAGAAATAAGACTTAATTCAAGTTTTTGATGCTCTGAGTTAGTTAAAACCATTAGATTTTCAATTCGATTATCTGTACCATCTCCGTTTATATGGTGAACTTGCTCAAAAGATTCAAGAGTTCTACCTAAATGAATTTGCATTAAATGGCGATGCTCACGAATTTGTTTGCCATTAACTGTAATCGTTATATATCTTTTTGGTGCAGATAGACCAGCTCTTTTCATAACTGGACTATTGTTTCTAGCTTTTTCTGTAATCTCAGGATGAGCTAATGTAATACATCTGCGAGAACAAAATTTAGCTGTAGCCTCTCTGTATTGTGGAGCATAAGATTCTTTTGAACAAAATTGGCATAGATAGTTTTTACCTTGCCTTCTTTTTTCTCCATTAGATTTTGCGTATATAGATGCTAGATGAGTTGATTGGCAAACCCTACAACAATATTTTGTAGATTTTCTGCGTGGTTTAAAGTTTTTAGCGCATTGTAAGCAATTAATGTTTTCCATAAAAGCTATCCCTATGTGTTTTGTATAGCTATAGTATACTGTGAGGCAATATGAAGATCAAGGAAGCCGCCAAGATATTTGAGCGCATAGGTGTAGCTGGGTACAACAAACCTAAAAGAACTCCAAGCCATCCTACTAAAAGCCATGTTGTAGTAGCTAAAGAAGGCGATAAGGTTAAGACTATCCGCTTTGGTCAGCAAGGCGTTAAAGGTAGTCCAGAGGGTAGTGCTAGAAATGAATCATTCAAAGCTCGCCATGCTAAGAACATTGCCAAGGGTAAGATGAGTGCAGCATTTTGGGCAAATAAGGTTAAGTGGTAGAACTGTTGTAGAATAGCAACATCATCAACCATCACCCGTTAGGAATGGAATGGAAAACGCTATAGAAAACAATAATGTAGAAGTTGCATCAACTAATAAGGGTGGTGCGCCTGTAGGCAATCAGAATGGCAAGAAGGGCAAGCTGTTCTACAACCAACTTAGAGTGGCTTTAATCCAAGAGGATAGCCGTAAGCTACGCACTATTGCACAAAAGCTAGTAGATGCTGCTGAACAGGGAGAGCCTTGGGCTATCAAGGAAGTAATAGATAGAGTAGATGGCAAGGCAGTACAAGCTACAGAGATAAGTGGTTTAGATGGTGGCATTTTAGAAACCCTAAACACTATTAACATCGTACTAAAAAAGCCTGATGGAGCTTAATGTAGAGTTCCCAGAGAAACTAGAATTTCTGTTTCAACCAAGCAGATACAAGGTTCTCTATGGTGGTCGAGGCTCTGGCAAGTCATGGGGCGTTGCTAGGGCATTGTTAGTCATTGGGCTACAAAAGAGTACAAGGGTGCTATGCGCCAGAGAGTTTCAGAACTCTATCAGCGACTCTGTTCATGCTTTATTGGCAGATCAGATTAAGTCTATGGGGTTAGAGGACTTCTACGAAATACAGAATACTGCGATATACGGCAAGAATGGGACTGAGTTCTTATTTGCTGGACTAAAGCACAACATTACTAAGATTAAGTCTTTTGAGGGTGTAGATGTCTGCTGGATAGAGGAAGCTCAGACTACCAGTAAATCAAGCTGGGATACGCTGATTCCTACAATCCGTAAGGAAGGCTCAGAGATATGGATTACATTCAATCCTGAGTTAGATACAGACGAAACCTACAAACGCTTTGTAGTGCAGCCACCAGCCAATGCAGTAACGCAAAAGGTGAACTGGTCTGACAATCATTGGTTTCCTAAAGTTCTACAAGAGGAAAAGGATGATCTCAAAGAAAGAGATATGGATGCTTATCTCAATGTATGGGAAGGCAATACAAGGCAAGTATTAGATGGTGCTGTATACGCTAAAGAACTAAGAAAAGCTCAAGAAGAAGGCCGTATCAAGGACATCAACCAAGATAAGGCTATTGAGGTATCTACATTCTGGGACATTGGCTGGGCAGATATGACTAGCATTTGGTTCGTGCAGACGATACCAGGCGGTGAGGTAAGGGTCATAGACTTTTATCAAGACTGCCAAAAGCCTATAGATCACTATGTAGAAGTTCTACAGAATAGAGGCTATGTCT